CTGATAATGCTGCTTTAAAGTCAGAAGAGGAAGCATTGGCAAAACGCAGGAAGTCAAATGAAAACCTTTTAAAGAGCTTACAGAATTATCTGTCCGACGCTCTTCATGGAGAAAAATTTAATACGGCCAAAGCTGCGGTATCATTCAGAAAATCAAAATCAGTTGAGGTTTTTGACGTATATAAAGTAGCTGAATTCAATGACGGACTTGTTAAATACGGAGAACCCAAACCGGATAAAGTCGCTATTAAGAAGCTTATTGACAACGGGCTTTCCGTTCCGGGGTGCGCATTGGCGGAAAAGCTTAATATACAAATAAAATAGGAGGATATAATGGCAAACGTTATATGTATAGCCGGAGAAAGCGGATCCGGCAAGACAACCTCGCTAAGAAATCTTAATCCAGCCGAAACATACATTATTGACGCCGATAAAAAAGGCTTGTCATGGCGAGGCTGGAAGAAGTATTACAGTATAGAAAATAAAAATTACTATACCACAGATCGACCGCTTAAAGTACGTACAATAATGGATGCTGTGAATGAGCGCCGACCGGAAATAAAAACGCTTGTGATCGACACCATAGGCTCGATTATGGTCGCTGACGAAATGAGAAGAATGAAAGAAAAAGGTTACGACAAATGGCAGGATTTGGCGCAGTGCATTTGGGATATAGTTGATTCCGCTTTGATGTACAGACCTGATCTCACCGTCATATTTATAGCTCATACTCAGACAGAACGTGATGACAGCGGGTTTCTTTTTACTCGTATTAAAACAAGCGGTAAAAAATTAGATAAAATTTGCCTTGAAAGCAAATTTAAAACAGTTTTAATTGCAAAATGCGTGGGAGGCGAATACATTTTTGAAACTCATGCTAAAAACAGTACTGCTAAATCGCCTAAGGGATTGTTTGAATCAGATGAAATTCCCAACGACATAACAGAAGTTATAAAAGCCTTAGACAATTACGAAAATGAAGAATAACGGAGGATAAAATGATACAAAAATTCAGTGGTTATGATGATTTACAAGTTTATGAAGGCGGTCTCTCACTTGAGGTCGGCGGATATGAGCTAACTATTAAGGGAGCAAGAGCAGAAGACTATAACGATTTTTCGATATTGAAAATAGCTTTTGATATCATAAATCATGATAAATATGCAAACTTTTTTGAAAACAAGTTTAAACAGTTACGCATAAAAAATCCTGAAGCCAAATGGCCGAACGCAGGAGTATTCGACGTTTTTATTCCTAAGGATGACGGCTCGGAAAATGACAATATAACAAAACAGTATTTTAAAAGATTTACTACAAGTGTTGAAAAGTCGAATCC